CGGTACTTTTGCATAAGTACTGATGATTTGTAAGCCACATTGTCATTTGTTGGTGACGCTCTGATGGATTGTGAATTGTGTAAGCTATCCCATAAAACTCACGCACACTACATAGGTCTTTTCCTGTAGATTGAAGTGCTAGAGTTAAAACAAGTGCTATTAACCATCTCACGGGTACGCCCAAATTATGATGTAACTACAAAAGACAATAAAGGCAGAGAAACATACTGCGGCAATGAATGCAAGCAGCCAGTCTTTCATGTTATCTAGGGAGCAAGAAACGCTCAGTACCATACTCAGGCAACTGCCCTAATCCATAGTTTGTCATTGGATTAGACGTTATTCTATTTAACAACCCAGGCATTTGTGGTTGCGAACTAGGTAGCATATTACGTTGATACATTGGAGATACTGCAAGAGAACGCAATGTAGGTCTTGTTGCAGCACTCAACATAACAGATGGATTTCCTGCGGCAGCACTAGCGATACCTGCGGTTCCAATATCTAGTGGACTAAAGCCTGGAACGCTACCAATTCTTGCAACATTTTGGAATGCAGTTGGATATGCGGCAGCAGCATTTGATAGTGCTTGTAGTTCAGTAGGAACAATCTTACCAGCAACGGCTCTTTGGCCTAATGTAGCACCTGATACATTTCCAGTGGCTGCATTTAAAGCTTTTTCAATCGTATAACTTTTAGCAATGTCCTGACGAGCTTGTTTAAAGTTTGTCATTACATCTGGTTGATTGAAATTCTTTAAATTACGTTCTGCAAGATCTTCAAGTTGTTTTGAAGCAAACTTTTGTACTTGAGCTAAACGTATTTTGTCTGGATCTGCAGATCGAAAATTAACATCACTATCTGATCGCAAAACTTTTATTTTTTCAACAAGACCATCGCCATCAAAACGTAATTGTTTTAACTCATTTAAAAGATTTAATTCTTCTCCAGACTTAACAAGACCACCTCTTTTTTGTATTTCTGCAGTCTTAGCATTAATATCATTTAAAAATGGCTTGTCTGAATAGTAAGCAGGATTTGCTCTAAGTGCATCATAGGCTTGACCTTTAACATCTCGATATTGTTGCAACACTTGTGGTGTGATTTCAACATCAGGAGCCAGATTCAAAGCTTTACGAGCTTGTTCATTAACCAATTGCTGATTTTTAACAGAAGCAATTTGGCTTGTTTGTTGTTTACCAGATATACCCTCAATAAGCCGATTTAGCATTGATGGGTTTACTTGTGTTGGAGGCAATGTAGCGCCTTCAGCAATAGCACGTTCAGCAACCAATTGAGCTTGAGTTAACTTAGCTGGTGCTCTCGGTGTAGTTAAAGCACTAACAGTAGCAGTAGGAGCAGTCAAAATACCACCAACAGCCGCCTCATTAAACACTTGTTGAGGATTAATCGTGCCAGTAGTAGCCTGTTGTGCGGCAGCAGATGTAAGTGCGGCAGTAGTGGCTCCAGTACCAATGTTCTGCGCTAAAGCAACAGTTCTAGGAGCCATCTGTACAAGTGCATTAGGTGTAGCAGAAACAATAGATTTTTGGATAGCGCCAGGCAACAACAAGTTTGCAGGATCAACAAAACCAGTACCCATTCCACCAACAAGCAGTCCTGGACGCTCTGTAGCCACCTTATAAGTGCCTTTCAGAATATCGCTAATAGACTGAGTAGGTTGTGCAACAGGTTGTGGTTTAGTTCGATCAATACCAAGGTATTCATCAGATAATCCAAGCGCACTCAAACCACCTTTAATACCTTTAGCCATTAAATCAGCAGTACCAGTAATTAATTGTCCACTAGTAGTTTTGCCACGAAAAACATCTAATGGGTTAAAGCTTGCGGCAACATCTTGTTGAAACTGAGTCTTAGGCTGAAATGCTTGTTGTCTAACACTCTGCATAAATTCAGCAGGAGTAGGGGCAACTTGTGTTTGTTGCACTTGTTGTTGTGTAGGTACATTGATACCCGTTACTGGCTTAAACTCTTCACTTGCAATTTGTTGTTGAGAAATACCAGTAACTGGTTTCCAATCTTCATCATCTTTTTGAGCCATACCAACCACCTTCTTGACGTAGTTTTGTGTTTCTTTAAATGGAGGAACTCCACCATACTTTTCAACATTACCTGGACCAGCGTTATAAGCAGCCGCCACCAAAGTAGGATCTTGGAATCGTTCTGTTAACTGGCCTAGATACTTAACACCACCTCGGATGTTATCTTTCCAATCCATACGATTAACACCAAGATCTTTAGCAGTAGCACCCATTAATTGCATAGGTCCATAAGCACGATCATTGAACCTTGTTTTAGGTCCTATAGCATTAAACGAACCACCAGACTCAGCCTCAACAACACTTTGCACTAAAGAAAGAGGAACACCTTGGCGCTCTGCCTCTTGAGCCGCAAAAGCAAAGATTTCGTCTTTAGTCGCCATGTTATTGACCAATAAACATTACAGTACCATCTGGCTTTTTAACGCCATATCTTCCAGATTTACCTTGAACAAGTTGGAATCCCGCTGGCAAAACTGGAGCGCTTGGATTGGCAGTAATTTGCTCATTAAGGAACTGGTTAACTTTTGGATGGTTGTACAAACGTGGGTTATCAGTTGAATTAGACCATGCCGTATAAATAGCTTTAGGATCACCAGTATAGGCATCAATAAATCTCTGCCGAGCATCATCTTTATCTGCGGCAGCAATCTCCAAGGCAGAAACATACTTGGTAACAAACTTAGGATCAGTTACACCAGTAGTGGCTTTGTCAACAATTCCACCCTCAAACGCATTAGCGTTACCCTTAATGTTGCTCAAACCTTTCAAAACACCTTCAGAACGTGTCTTGTTGAGCAAGTTAACATTGCCTACCAGTGAGTCAAATTTATCGCCAACACCAGGTATAGCTCTCATGTAAGCCGCACCAGTACTGAAAAACTCTGTTAGTTTATTAGGATCAAGTTGTTCAGCAGCGTTATACAAATATTCAGCAGAAGTCTTACGATCACCAACAGTCAATGCGGCATCAAGAGCAGTCTTGGTAAACTCATTGTATCGGTTTGAAGTTGCAAGATTAACTGCTTGTTGAGCAGGAGAAAGCTCGGAAACTGCACCGCCCGCACCTCCAACACCACCAGCCCCAGCTGTAGTACCAGAAGGCTTGTTATAACCTAATATATCTGCACGAGATCTAAATTCTTTTTGTTGTGTCACAGGATTAACAACTTGATCTGATACGCCAAAAGTACCAGCAATTGCTTTGGCAGTTTCACGCTCTTGCAATGATTGGATTGATCCATTCATATTTTGCACACCAACTAAATTACCTGCTCTATCATAAAGAGGCTTCTCACCAGGTTGTGGGGTATACGTAATATTTTGCTCAACTGCTTTTCCATATCCTGGAGCGGCAGAAACACTAAAATCTACATTTCCACCTTGCACGACAGGTCTAGAAACCAAACCAGTTTTTGCATCAAAAGTTGGGATGCCACCAATTGCTTGCATATTAGGATTTAACAATATGCCACTTGGTTGCATTTTTGGTTGCAAAGCAGTAACTGTTCCAAGCATTGAACTTTGTGAAGCACTAGGCAAAGCAAGAATATCTTGCAATGCATTCTGTATATTAAATGGCAATCCTTGCGCTCTAGCACCTTTTATTTGCTCTTGTTGAGCCAATTGATCTGGTGTAACAGGACCCATGTATTCAGGATTGGCTTCTTGGAATTTAGTAGGAGTGTACCTAGCTCGGAAACCTTCTAAAGACGCTTGATCTGCTTGAGCTTGTTGGCTTTTACGCAACATATCTTGCATTGTGATTGCAGTAGATGGAATTTCTGATGCTGACTTAAAGCCAACACCAGGGTCACCACTTAACAAACTGCCAATCAGAAATTGCTGAGTAGCCTGTTTCTGCATTGATTCTTTTTCAGCAGCAGACAAACCAGTCAATGCGGCATCAGATAACAATCCAAGATTAAACATATAAACTCCTTAACCAATACCTAACAAGCCAAGAATACCCTGTCTTGATGTAGATGTTTGTGTTTGACCAGACCCACCACCAACATTGATACCCAATGCTTGATTGAGAATCTGTTGCTGTTCCAAAGGAAGATTGCGAATGGCATCCAACTGTTGCTGTGAGAAACCTTGTTGCAATAAGCCTTGGTCACGCAATTGGTTTGCTTGATTAAATCCAAGATTCTGCAAGTTGGTAGCAGCACTTGCTAGTTGTGAACCAGCAGTAATACCTTGTTGATTTGCTTGCAATCCAGCTTGTTGATTTGCTAAATTTGCTTGCAATAAGTTTTGTGCATTTGCAAGACCAGCAGTATTTTGAGCTGCAGCACCAAATTGACTTGCTTGATTTGTTGCGTTTTGATTTGCCAAATTCATAGCTTGACGTTGTGCCGCATTAAATTGAGCCATTTGATTAGCTTGCGACTGAGTAGCCAATCCAGCTTGTTGCAAATTACCAGCATTATATTGAGCCATCTGGTTAGCCGCAGCTTGATTAGCCAATGCAGTTTGTTGAGCAAGTTGTGCGTTTAGTTGTCCAGTTGATAAATCAACACCCTGATTGGCTAAAGAGGCACGTAAAGCCGCATCTTGATTAGCCAAACCAAACTGACCAGCTAATTGCAAAGATTGCTGAGTAGTAGCCAAATCTTGAGCTTGGTTTAACTGTTGTGCTTGCATCTGACGAGCCAAATCAGATTCAGACGCTTGTTGTGCAGCTTGATATGCAGCGGCATTTTGTTGGGCAATCAAACGGGCGGCATTTTCGCCATAAGCACGATTTGTCTCCGCTTCAGCTACACCCTGACGAGAGCCTCCAAATGATTTGGCGGCAGTAGCTTGCGCTGCAGTTCTTTGTTGTTCAAGTTGTCTTGCACGTTCTAAATCCGACAGACTTTGCTCAGTTACAGCCTGAGTATAAGGATTCATGTACTGCTGAATGTTTTGATTCAAAAATGAACCAGCAGTAATATCACGAATGTTAGCCCTTGCTTGTGGAGCAATAGCACCTAAAGCTTCTTGAGCAACCTGTGAACCAGTAACTCCCGATGCGCTTACATCACGAACACCACCTCTCGCTAATTGTGATGCTGCGGCTCTTTCGGCATCCCCTGCTGTAATGCCAGTAAATCTCTCAGCAGCCCCCGCAGATGCGGCTTGCGCTTGTGCTGGTGTATAGCCTTGTGCTATAGCATTTTGATATGCAACATTTTGCGGGTTATATTGAGCGCCTTGCTTTAATATATTTGCGGCATCAGTTGCATATAATGTTGGTGCGCTTGTAGGGCTTGCATATAAACGATTTAAAGCAAATGCTTGCTCTTGATCTGGAGTAAACCCTGCAAATTGACGAGCCTGTAATCCAGACGCTACATCTTGTGCGCTTTGATAATTTCCTGTAAATAATTTCTTAAATTCAGGATCTAATTCTTGCTGACTTGAGCTTCCACCGCCTAGAGACATATCATTCCCCTTGTATCCATTTAATTGCATCATCATGTGACGTAAAATACCGCCACATTTCCGTACTAGTTTCTCTCATTGCTTCTTGTCCTCTAAGCAATAAGACTATCATTGGTGCTATTTGTAATGAAATAATACGCAATGTGAGCGCATAGGCTCTGTCGTTGGTATTACCATTTTCAAGTTCTACAGAGTCTTGCCAAGCATTTATACTCTGAATCACTAAAGGCATTAAAAACGCCCTATTTTGATTAAAGAACTCATTTGTAGGTAGCGTCACCAAAGCATTCCAAAAGACAGTATCAATGTCTTTTCTGCTAGGCTCTTTGTCTTTATCTACTAAGTCATCCCATAACTCAGCAATACCTGATAAAGCGACTAAAAAGTCTACAGCACTCTGGTTGCCACCAAACCATTCTAACAGTTTGGCATTTCGTATTTCACGCCAATTCTCAGAATCATGTTCAATCATAATATATTTAACGCAAACTACCTAGTTTTCCATCAAATCTAATAACGCCAACTCGCCAATCAGTTAAATCAACACCTTCAATCCTGGCGGCAATTTGTCTACCGCTTAATCGAATTGAAGTAGGATTTGCCATTGAATATGGGCCATAGTCGTATTTGGTAGCATTTGGATAAAACTTGGTGCTAAACCGAACTTGGACATCACCTGCAGTCTTTTCATCAGGAACAAGTCCTGTGAGACTCATGGTTCTATCTCCATTTCCTATCTCTATTGGTCCTGACTCAGCAAACAATGTCTGAGAATCATAGTTAAAACCTACTTCATGCTCATAAACGTATCCATCTGTAGAAACCATAATTGGGTTACTAAAGATGCCACGATCTGTACCGCAAGTACGGGCTAAAGTACCAATAGCCCAATGATTTTCACGATAGTTATAAGAAACGTAAGAATCTATTTCGTTAGATGCAGAGCTTGGGTAAAACCACCAAATCTCACCATAAGTAGAATTATGTATACAGTAAACTTTAGAAGACTGTGCATTATTTATATTGCTAAAAACATAGTCAGAAACATCAGAATTTAGTGGTTTAACAAAACCATCGTAGATCCAGAAACCTGAACTAGACATCCAAATGCAAGCATTATCAGTAGCCGCTACTGATTGTTTTGAAATAACGCCACAACCAGAGCCTACACGCTCAAAACCATAGACGTATGGTGGGCCAATGTATGTTGCAGTATGAACGTCAACATCTGTAAACAGAATAGTAGCGCCTCGGATGCGTTTAGCACACATCAAAGAACCGATTGTAGTTAACTCAAAGTCACCAGCTTGATTAGTTGCGGCAGGTGTCCAAACAGTATTATTCTCTTGGTCAGACCATTGAACTTTACGAGGATTGCCACCAGCACCCAATGCAAATAAGAATCTCTCTTGAGTAACAATTAAGCCAGTACAACTAGTTGGTGCGTTAGTAATCACAGCGGCATCAAGAGCTATATCTAGTTGCCATTCAAGCAACTTACCATCTTTAGTAGAACAAGCAACTAAATATTGCCCCCAAGTATCCATACTCCAAGTAGTAGCAGGAGTGTATGAACCTAAGTCTGGACGAGCTACTCCATAAGCAGAACTGCCATAAGTTCCATAACCATAGCCAATTTTCAATACTGCGTCTGGATCTCCAACAGTAAACCCAGTGGGAGTAATGTCAGTTAAAGTACCATCCTCATTCATTGAGTACAGTTTTGAATGCGTACCAATTCCCATGCGTCTATTATTGGAATTGTCTCGCCAGTTAATCAAGCCTCTAGCCATGCCTGTTAACTGATTGTTGGAACGCTTTCTCCAACCACCAACAGGACGAATAGTACTTTCATACCAACGAACCAAATTAGACCCATTCCAACGCCCCTTGGATTGGTAATCTGTACCATTTTTGTATACGCCTGGAGGAATTTGTAGTGGAATGTATGCCATATCTGCATTCTATAGCGTAGGTAGGTTAGACACAAACGTCATTGTAGCAATGGCTGATGGCACTGCTGGTCTTGTGGGGCTGGCGCTTGTCCCAAAATGCTCAATATTTACACCAGTATTTTCAGTTCTCCACACAATCTCAACGTAATCATTAGCAGCCATGTCAACAAAGAAATTCAATGCAGCAATGATATGGCTTGGGTCACCAGAACTTTTTCTTGGAGGAGGGTGAAATCTACTGTTTGAATTGTCAATGTTTGTACCATTCTTGCGAAACCAAATATCTACATCTTGACCATCGTTTGTGGTGTTTTTTAGTTGAATGGAAAACTGCAAATTCCAAATACCCGCTTCTGCCACAGTAATCCTAGAGTTACTAGCTATAGTTACACCATTCGAGAAATCTGTAGTATTGAATGTTACTGGATAAGCTACAGTAGTACTAGCAGCAACTTGATCTGTTGAGTCTTGAAAAGCACCATGTGGATTGTTTAAGTACTTGCCGCCTCTTGGACCAAAAACAGATTGTAATGAGTTAAGTAACTTTGTAAAAAACAACCTAAGTAGTCCATTGTTCTGGTTTTGGACATCTTGAGAATAGACAATTCCTGAAGAACCCAGAGGAGGAGCTGCAGGAATATCTAATTGTTGTTTTACATTAGCCATTACTTTTTAAGCCAAGTCTGCCAAATAGCACCTGCCGCTATTATCATTCCACCAATCCATAAAATTGGTTGTGCAATAGAGGCAATCCAACCAAGAACTTTAATAGCTCCTTGGGCGGCTTCAATAGCATCTACCAATCCTTTGGTATTTTTATCAATGGTGTCAACTTTATGCTCAACAGCAATAAGCCGATCATAAATTTGCTTATGGCTAACATTTTCCATGTTTATCCCTTAACAACAATTTTTGTTGCAGAAATAGCTATTCCAGCATATACATTTAAAGGATCAGGAGCAGTACTTAAAGTACCATCCATTTGCAAATAATATGGGCTACCAGTTGTTAGCCCAGATTGAGCATCATCAACAGATCCAGTTGTTTGTACTGTTGCTGTAGCGCCATTCGAGTATGCATTGTTAGCAATACCAATGTAATTTTTAGATGTAAGATTTGTAGAGCTTGTTGAAATTACCACACCTCTGCCACCAATTGTTCCTGTACTGTCATAGTAATTAACAAGTATTCCTAGGCCTCGAATTGCAACATTTGCAAATGCTTGACCACCATCAGTATCAAATACTGCTGGAGTTCCATACGATATTGAAGTCCCAGATAAAGTTCCGCTAACATATTCACAACCACCCAATGTGTCATTTGAATAAGTCAAAAATACTTTTTGGTTTGCAATATCGTATGCAATAGCTGGATATGCTGATGTGTTTGTAGCAAAAGTCTGCTCAGTACCAAAACTAATTGATGTTCCAGAAACTGTAGCAACTATTGTGTAACCTGTTTCACCACTGTATGAATAAGTAAAAATTATCTTGCTATTTGTTGTGTCATAAGTTGACTTGATTCTTTCAATATCAGTATCACCACCAAATTGGACTGGTGTTCCAAAGCTTATAGACGTTCCAGAAACTGTTCCTACAGCCGCAAAGCCTTGGTTAGATGAACTTGAATCTTTATATGCAACAACAATTTTCCCATTTGTTTTATCTTCTTGTAAACAAATTGTATCGGCTGGCACGTTTGTTGTGAAATTTGCTGCAGTACCAACAGTTATATCATTTCCAGAAATTGTTCCAACTTTTGCAAATCCTTGATTAGAACTATATCCATAGGCAAATACAACTTTATTGTTAGTTGAGTCATACTCACAAGCAATTACGCCAGCTGTTGCAACACCGATACTGGTGTATGTTGTAATAACATTATCCGTTACTGATGCAACACAAGCATTTCCTGATGCAGAAGTTGCCCAAGCTAAAACAAAATTACCAGTTGATGTATCACAAGTCACATCTTGAGATGTTGCGCTTGATTGAAGTGTTACTTCATTTCCAAAAATTATATTTGTACCATTGAGTTTTCCACAAATAGCATAAGCAGCACTGCTAACTGTGTATACAAATACAAAATATGTTCCATTGAACGCACAAGCTAAATTTGTCGCAGGGTTTCCATTTCGATATGCAAGTTTAGCGTTTACAACTGGTGTTATAGCTGTGGCAACAACGGCACTTACAGTACCATTGGCATTAACAACTAATTTATTTCCGTTTGTAATAGCACCAGAGGCGGTAGCAGTAAACTGACCAGCAGTTACAGCAGTTGTTTGAATTGACGCATCTGGAAACTGTAAGCCAGTTGATACAAGAGTTGTAGCCATTTATATTGCTCCTTTATGGTGTTTCATTGCTAGAAATATTACTCAATGCAGTAAATACACCTGCACTTGTCATACTTGCAATTGTTGTTGCGCCATACTTGAAAAGCAACTTTCCACCTGATTCAACAATAGAAAAATTTGTAGTTGCAAGTGAACCAGCACTTAAATTCGATGCCACTCCTGAAATGTTTGTTCCAACCAATGCAGATGGAGTTCCAAGATTTGGCGTAACTAAAGTAGGACTAGTAGATAAAACAAGATTACCAGTTCCTGTTTTGGTTCCAACACCAGAACCGCCTTTTGTTACCTTAAGGAATGGTCCAGTATCAAATAAGCCATCAATGGTATCTAAGTCTGTATTTATCTTAGTTCCCCATGAATCCGTAGATGCACCAACTTCTGGCTTAGTAAGCCCTAGATTCGTAGTTGTTGTATCAGCCATTATTTACCTCTTAATTGATTGTTGCAGACCAAGTTTCAGAAACATCTGTTGTTGTTGTCCAATCATCCGAATTATCATTTACTGTTGTCCATGATTTTGATGAAATTGTTGCATCAGACCATGTTTCAGATATATCTGATGAATCATTCCAAGACTCCGAAATGTCTTGTTCATTTTCCCATTTTCTCACAACACTAGAAATAAAGCTAGAAACGCTTGAAAATTCCGATGAAATGCTTATTATTGAAGATCCGCTTGAAGTAAAGTTACTTAACGAAATTACTTGAGCGCCACTATTTGTAACAAAATTGGCAGTTGTCTGAACATTGCTTAAAGAATTTAAAGAAATTGAGCCATTAAGAATTAAAACTGCGGCACTTGCAATGCTAGATTCGCTAGATAAATTTACAGCAGCATTCAGCAAAACTACTGCTGAAGAATTAAGTTCAGACTGTGCTGAAATTGATACAGAAATTAAAGATAAGCCTGTCCCAGTATCAGCAAATCCTGACTGAGATAGTGCTGTAAATCCAAACATAATTTATATTTATTACAACGCTTGAATTTGTGCTGCCAACGCATTTAGTTGAACAAGCAATTCATCTTTAGTTGGCTCTGTAGAAGCTACAGGAACATTAATTTCTGTAGGCTTTGTAAAGGTTGTGCCGTCATATAGCCATCCACGACCACAAGCCTCACCATTTACATAATCAGGCACTTCAACTAAACCCTGTTGAGAGGCAAAGTCTTCTTCAGCAATGATGACATTATCAACAACGCCATCAACAATAAATCCGTATTTTTTAGTCATTTGCATCACCATGTGTAAACAGCTATGTAACCATTGCCACCAGCACCACCTGCGCCAGAAGGAGAAGTATCTGTGATGCCAGAACCACCACCACCACCACCGCCACCTCGTGCGCCACCAGCACCACCAGCAGTTGCTTGTGCGCCACCACCACCACCTTGGTTTGTGCCTCCAGCGGTACTTACTGCACCACCACCACCAGTAGTACCTACATTACTACCACCTACTTGCGCTGCTGATGCACCAGCAATGTCGCCAAACCCTGCGCCACCACCTCCGCTACCATAAGCAGAACAACCACCAGGCGCGTTTGAAATATTCCCTGTGCTTGTCGTGCTTGACCTAGCAGAACCACCACCACCGCCACCAAACCCAGAAGCAAGACCAGAATTACCACCACCAAATGCTTGAATGCCTATTGTTGTAGTTACACCACTATTACTTGAAGCAGTTATTTGTGGTGCGCCTCCAGTTGAACCCGATGCAGCACCCGTAGTACCACCACCAGCTCCACCATTAACATTGCCATTTGTGACATATTTGCCACCAACACCAAGACCACCACCATAGGCTGTTAAGTGAGAGCCAAAGGTACTGTTGCCACCATTAGAGCCATTATTGCCATTTCCCTCTGTGGCTTTTGCTGCGCCACCTGCGCCACCTGCACCAATTGTGATTGTTACAGTAGAAGCTAAATCGCTTGCTTTAAAAAGTTTGTAGTTGTAACCAGAACCACCGCCACCTGCGCCCCCACCTGCTGGGTCATTAGTAGGAGGAAGCCTGCCACTACCACCGCCACCACCACCGCCAAATGCCTCAACTAATACAAAGGTTGCGCCAGATGGTTTAGTCCATGTGCCAGATGATGAAAACTCTTGCAAGTTTGCACCGCCACCAGCAGCCGCCCAAGTAGGTGCAGCAGCGCCATTACTTGTCAATACTTGACCTGAAGTTCCTACCGCCAACATCGCAGTTGTTCCAGCAGCAGATTGATATGGAATAGTTCCAGCAGAACCACTTGCTAAATTTGTTGCTGTTGTTGCTGATGTAGCAGATGTAGCGGAAGTAGCAGAAGTCGCATTTCCACTCAATGCAGCAGTAATAGTACCTGCACTAAAGTTTCCTGAAGCATCACGAACAACTACTTTTGATGCTGTATTTGTAGAAGTGGCATCTACTGTAGCAGTTACAGCCAAAGATCCGTCATAACTTGTGCCAGTTAAAAAACTGCCCAAAGTTAAGGCATTAGCCACAGACCCAGAAGAACCTGAAATATTTCCAGATACTGCAGAGCCACTAATAGCAATGCTTGTATTTGTTACTGAACTTACTTGACCAGAAGCATTGGTAGTAATAACTGGAACTTGTGATGCTGAACCATACGTGCTTGCAGTTCCTACTGGTGTAATGCTAAATGTTCTAGTAGATAAGCTTAAGCCTGTACCAGCAGAATATGCACCATCTACATATAACTTATTTGCAATATCTGTATTACCAGAAGGAGCCGTAGTTATTGTTCCAGTTGTTAGTGCGGCAGATGTGGCAGTAATAGCGCCAAATGATTGTTGGGCAACCACATCTGAGGCATTTAAAAATACAGATTTTTCAGATGGATACGTGACGAAAACATCTTTTGATCCTGCCGCAAAATTAACTAAATTATCACTATTGCTTGATGAAAGAACAGTTGTTCTAGCTAGTGTAGTCCCACTAGATGTGTATGTTCCAATACCAACTTCCCATGCGCCAGTTGAATTATCAACAATAGCGTAATAGGTTGTATTGCTATTTCCAATGATAGAGAAAGATTGAAAACCAGTAACTGCACCAGCAAGAGTAATTGTGCCAGTACCAGTTGTAGAGGTAGTCTCTTTTACTCGATCAGCAAGTACAAGTGCCATATTTAACTCAATGTAATATCAAGATCGCCAGCAGGGATGCGTAAAATGTCGCCAGTAGATATGGTTTTTGATGCGGTTAAATCAGACCATGCTAAAAAATTGCCAGAAGTTAAAGCATCATAAATAGCAACTGCAACAATTGTTCCCCACGAACCAGTAGCGGCATCAAACTCAACAGCAGCAGAATTAGTTGCCAATGTTGTAGTTCCACTTACTGTAAAACTTACAGCTTTTCGTGCATATCCACTACCACTTAATTCTGTACCACCGCCAGCGTCTGTAGGCGCAGCAGTATACAAAGCCACATAGAGTGAAGTTGGAGAAGTGTATGCTGTGTTTGTAAAAACGTGCTTTAAAAGCTTGTCTTCCAAATAGTCTGAAAATGAACCTGCCATTTTTTACCCCAAAGATCGGGCACGAATAATAGGAGTAGAAGAAACAGATGCCCTTTGATCTGCCACTTCCATATCGCCCAAAGAGTTTGCATACAGTGAACTCCATGTGGCAAGACGCTCATCATCCTTTAAATATGGAGTAGCTTCTAGCAAAGCGCCATATAAGTACAAGTCTGGGGCATAAGCCAAAAGCCAGTTGCTTGTATTTGAATCACTTAATACAGGAATCTTACCATAATATGTAAGCTCACCTGTATAACCAGTATCTGGAGTTGGGATCACTTCAATTTGAGCACCAACAATAGTGTAGTAAAGAGGTTTACCAACACCTATTGCAGTAGTTTGACGTATTTCATCACCTTGAAAATTTGTAACAAATTCAAGATAAGTAATTGGATTGGTATTCAAAACAAATTGCTTTGCTTGCAACCAATCTGAAGGGTATCCAAAATATTGAGTGTCAATGGTAGCAGTCGCCCTCTTTACCATTTGCCGAACACGCAATTTACGATTAAATTTTGCTTCCGCTAAAGTAATAAAAGACGGGATGGCAGAAGTCAAATCATCACGATTTAAATAATCAGCAACAGTTGCTTTTAATCCGCTATATGTATCAAGTGCCATTTTCTACATCCCTACACGCTAGTGTATGCTCATGTTTGTACTCAAATGTACCAATATGAAAGATCTGCTTTGAAAGATCTTGGTCAATATATGTTTTATGCCCATTTTGTGCGGCTCTGCGGCAAAACCATACATCTTCACCAATGTAGTCTTCCGCAGCGGGAACCCAAGGGATAGCAAACCAAGGATATTCCATAGATTTATAGACTTCGGATTTAACAAGCATTACACCCATTCCGCAGTAGTCTACTTCAACAAGTCCAGTTGAATCGTCCTCAGTATATACCCGATTGATAAAAGTTGCATCCATATCTGGGGTATTTTTTTTCACAGCAATGGGTTCTGTAGGGAATCTACGCTTGGCATAGTTTCCACAGACAATACCCGTATCATGGGCAAGTAATCGGATAATAGAATCCTTTGGGAATCTCATGTCGCTATCTAGCCATAGGGTATGCGTACATTCAGCCGCAATTGCATCCCTAGCCAAATCCTGACGTTGTGCTGACAATAAAGTGCCAGAGCTAGTGTAGATCACTACTTTGTGATTTGTTGTACCTACAGTAAATCCTACTAGCCTCGCTAAATCAAAAGCAAATCCAGAGTTAACAAAATCCCGTGTTGGAACCAAAATTCCAATGGTCTTACTATCCATTAAACTTCTCCAGGTCTTGTGCG